ACGCCGAACCTACGGACTCGTCGAGCGTGAGTGGTCTACCTGCGAAGCCCTTGTGCTGATGTGGCGCGAAGCGCACCCCGCGATCGTCGCGTTCTGGTTCGCACTGGACAAAGCCGTCAAGATGGCGTTATCGCATCCCGGTAATCGGTACGAGGCCGGGCGCGTCGTGGTCGACCGCCAGGCAAACTGGCTGCGCATCCGGCTGCCGAGCGGCCGCTACCTGAGCTACCCCGCACCGCGCGATGAGGAGTTCAAGGGTACTAGCTTCGTCGGCGTCGACCCGTACACCAAGCAGTGGAAGCGCATCAGCACGTACTCCGGCAAGCTCGCGGCGAACGTAACGCAGGGCGGCGCAGCGGACATACTCATGGACGGCATGCTGGGCGCAGACCGGCTGCGGCTGGAGCCCGTGCTGTCGGTACACGACGAAATCATCTGCGAGCCGCCGGACGAAATGGCTTGCCACGAAGAAATGTTGGTTCATTGCATGACTCACTCCTCGCCTTGGGCCGCCGGCTTACCGCTAGCAGCCAAGGGCTTCACTGCATACAGGTACGCGAAAAAGTGAAAGACGAAAGCGAAAAGCGCATTGAGACGTACCTGTGCGAGCAGGTCAAAATCCGGGGCGGGTTGTGCCTCAAGCTCAACCCGTTTTGGTACTTCGGCATCCAGGACCGCTTGGTGCTGCTGCCCGGCGCGCGCATCGGCTTCGCAGAGCTTAAGAATCCTCACGGCACAGGCAGGCGTGGTGTAAAGCAGGGCTGGTGGCGCGACACAATGCGCAAGCTTGGTTTCCGTAGTGAGTTCCTGCATAGCGAAACCATGGTCGATCTGTTCCTGCTGCACTTATGAACCTCGTCCTGCGCCCTCCGCAGATCCCGATGGTCGACTTCATGCACGACGTGAAGCGCTGCGCGCTGTGGGCCGGCATGGGCATCGGCAAGAGCAGCGCCGCGCTGTTTACGATCGACTGGCTGAAGCTGCTCGGCGAGATTGGCAGCGGCGAACCGACACTCATCATTGGCCCTATGCGCGTAGCGCGCGACACATGGCCCGAGGAGATTGCAAAGTGGGAAAACTTCAAGCATCTGAAGATGGTGCCGCTGACCGGCTGCACGCCAAGCGAGCGGCGCGACCGCTTGAAATCCAAGGCCGACATTTTTACTATCAACTACGAGCTGGCCGAGTGGCTGGTCGAGCACTACATGGAGCGCTGGCCGTTCCGAAGGGTGATTGCAGATGAAAGCGACAGGCTCAAAGGGTTGCGCGAAAAGAAAGGCGGCATCAGCCTCACGGGCGAAAAGAAGGGCGGAAGCGCAAGCCGTGCGTTTCAGCTCGCGCGCGTGGCGCACAATCTCGTGGACCGATGGATCAACCTATCAGGGTATCCAGCTCCTGCTGGACTTGGCGATCTATGGGGCCAAACTTGGTATCTCGATCGCGGGGCGCGGCTCGGCCGGACATACGGGGAATTTCAACGTCGGTACTTCCAACGCAAGTGGAGCGGCTACGGCATGCAGCTCATCCCCTTTGCCGAGCCCATCATCCACAAGGAGCTGAAGGACATCTGCCTGACGGTCGACCCGAAGGACTACTTCCCGCTGGAGGAGCCCATACGGCACCGGATCGAGGTTGAGCTGCCGCCCGCGGCCCGGGCCGTCTACAAGAAGCTGGAGCGCGACCTGTACGCAAAGCTGGAGGACCTGGGTGCGGAGATTAACGCCGTAAACTCCGCGGTCCTTACATCGAAATGTCTGCAACTCGCCAACGGCGCGGTGTATACTGCGCATCCCGAGTGGGCACCGATCCACAACGCCAAGCTTGAAGCCCTAGAGTCAATCGTCCATGAAGCAGCCGGAATGCCTATCCTCGTCGCGTACTCGTTCGCGTCTGACAAGAGCCGAATTCTTGCGGCTTTCAAGGAGGCGGTCGACATATCTACGCCGCGAGGGCTCGCCGCTTTCAAAGCAGGCGAAGCGAATATGGGCGTCGCTCATCCTAAGTCGATGGGCCACGGGATTGACGGCCTTCAGCATATCACTAACATCATCGCGTTTTTCGGTCATGATTGGAAGACGGGAGAGCGAGTCCAGATGATCGAGCGCATCGGCCCCATGCGACAGCTTCAGGCCGGTCTCGACCGCAACGTCCATGTCTACGACATCGTAGCGCGCAAGACCGAGGACGAGCACGCAATGGAAGTTCACGACACCAATCAGTCTGTGAGCGACGTGTTACTCAACGCGATGAAGCGACGGAGGAAAGAATGCGACCCTCTACTGTCATGAAGTGGTACCTCGCCGGGCCGATGTCAGGTTACGACCAGCAGAACTTTCCGTTGTTCGATCGCGTAGCCAAGACGCTGCGCGAGCAGGGCTACGACATCGTGTCGCCTGCCGAGCTGGACAGCCCCGAGGAGCGCGCCATAGCGCTAGCCAACGAGCGCAGCCAATCGACATGGGCTGACTTCCTCGCGCGCGACGTTAAGCTAATTGCTGAGCAGGTACAGGGAATAATCTTCCTGTCCGGTTGGCCGAAGTCGCGCGGCGCGCGACTTGAGGCGACTATCGGACTGCTTCAGCCGGGGTTCATGTTCTCGCTTTGGGACGATAAGCACCAACGAACGCAAGCCGTCGATCGGTACGATATTGCATACGCTGTTTTCAGAGGGATGACCACATGAGCCTGCCAAAAGATCGCGATGCCCGCAACGCCCTGCCCGTGTGGGACGGCTGCTTGAACTACTTCCCCGACGTATGGGCCGAAGTCGCCAAGGTCAGTGTGCTCGGCAACAAGCAGCACAACCTGGGCAAGACCCTCCATTGGGACACGACCGTCTCGACCGACCACGCGAACAAGGTCATCCGCCACATGCTGGACGACGCTTCCGGCGAAGTGTTCGACACCGACGGCGCGATGCACCTTGCCAAAGCTCTGTGGCGCATCGCCGCGGCGCTCCAGCTCCGCTGCTGGGCGCGGGATGGCAAGGATAAGCACGGAGTTGCCATCCCTACTCCGGCGGGAGTACCCTCTGGGGTCAGGAAATGCCCCGAGTGCGGCGCCTTCGGCGGAACGCACTTCGGGACTTGCTCGGGGGTAGGGATCTGATGGCTAAGCTGACAGCGAAAACACGCAACGCTATTCCCGGCAAGGACTTCGCCGGCCCGGATCGCTCGTATCCGATCGAGGACGTGAGCCACGCCCGCAACGCGCTGTCGCGCGCTTCAGGCAAATCGGTAGAAGGTAAGGTGCGCGCCGCCGTGCACCGCAAGTACCCCTCGCTTGGCAACAGTTTCGATAAAGGTTGATCGTGCCGATCGTCTCAGAAGCCCAAAGGCGAGCTATGTACGCTGCGAAGGCAGGACATAGCACCTTGGGCATCCCCAAGAGCGTCGGCGCCGATTTCGTTGCAGCCGGCCCTGCTTCTGGTAAACTGCCGGAACGCAAGAAACCTACGAAACCGCTTGGGGAGGAATTCAGTGGCACCGCCAGTAGTTAATCCAGCCATCGCCGCGGCGATGCAGCCGACCGGCCCGACGGGCTTTCCCGGCGCTTCAGGCACTCCGCAGTACCCGAACCAGCAGAACCCCGGGCAGCCGAGTGCGCCGCCAGCGACAAGCAGCGCAGCAACCCCTGGCATCAGCGGGGCGATTATTGATGCAGTGCGCGCGCTGGGGCAGGCGCTGGCGCCGAAGTCCATCACCCAGCAGGCCGCGCTTGAGAAGATGCGCGAGCAGAAAGCCGGCATACAGAACGCGCCGCCCGGCGGTGCTATCCAGCCGGCGCCCGGAAGCCAGCTCGGCAATCAGTTCGGGCCTACCGGCGGACTTGCTAACCCATAGTTTTCTACACCAGAGCCAGGAGCCCCACGAATGGCTATTACCAACTACTACAACGAAAACGACCCCAAGGCCGCCGCATGGCTGCGGGAACTCATCAAGGACGGCCACATCGCTAATGGGATAGTGGACGAACGAAGCATAAAGGACGTACAGCCGAATGACCTCACAGACTTCACTCAGTGCCATTTCTTCGCCGGCATCGGCGGATGGAGCTACGCCCTTAGACTGGCTGGATGGCCCGACGATAGACCTGTATGGACAGGCAGCTGCCCTTGTCAGCCCTTCAGCGACGCAGGTCAAAAGGGCGGCACGAAAGACAAGCGCCATCTCTGGCCGGACTTTTTTAGGCTCATCCGCGAGTATCGCCCTACAACGGTCTTTGGAGAACAGGTTGCAAGCAAGGATGGCCTCGCCTGGTTGGATATTGTTTCGGCTGACTTGGAAAGTGAGGGTTACGCCGTTGGGGCGATCGATCTTTGCGCTGCGGGCGTCGAAGCCCCGCACATCAGGCAGCGGCTATGGTTCGTGGCCGACGCCAATGGCGCAAACGCCCGCGCAGAACGGGAACAACATGGCCGGGAATTGCGATTCGAGCCGACGAACGGTGGCGCTGTGTGGGCCGACTGGATCGAATGCACCGACGGCAAGTGGCGGCCAGTTGAACCCGGCACATTCCCGCTGGCTCATGGGATACCCGCCCGCATGGGACGCCTGCGCGGTTACGGCAATGCCATCGTCCCGCAAGTCGCGGCGGAGTTCGTGAGAGCCACTATGGATAGCGGTCATGGGTGCTAACCGGATAAGTATGGCTATTACCACGCTTTCTGATGCCGATCTGCAAACCGCCGTAGATGCGGTAGCACATCACGGCCAAGTCGTAGCCGCAGCAAAAACGCTCGGCATACCTCGCGAAACCCTCGTCGGACGCATGCGCCAAGCAGACCGCCGCGGCTTCAAGCCGAACGTCGCTCTCCAGCCCAAGGCGCGCATCGCACAGTTAGAGAAGGACCTGAAGGCCGCGACGCGTGAGCAGGCAGATACGGCGTCTATCAAGGCGCTGATCGGCACCTCGCTCCTGAAGCTGGACGAACTGAAGCTGCCAGCGTGGGTCGTGAAGCCCGCGCACATCGCATCCCCCGGCGTCCCCACTCTGCAACTCTCCGACTTCCATTGGGGCGAGCGCGTGTTCCCCAAGCAGGTA